TTGCAGTATTTTGAACGTCGTCAATTTTATTTAACCGGAAAGACTCTTCTATGTCCTGAGTACAAGTAGGGCATACCGTATTATCCATAAAGAACTTATGCTCTTTAGTAATAGCAGATACTTTTGCAGACAGTTTTCCACGAAGTGTGTTTAGTTTTGCTAACTTTTGTCTCGCACCTGCAACTTCTTCTTGCTTCTTTGTAGTATTTTGTAGATCTTCTTGAAGTTTAGTGTTCTCTTCGAGGTATTGATCAACCTCATTCATAAGATTTGTGATTTTAGAGTTATTGCCATCAATATTCTGCTTACCACGATTCTCCAACTCATCGATAAAGTTTTGTTGCATCTTCATCTTGTCTTTGAGAGTTTCCTTCTTCAAATCAAGAGACTTTATCTGATCTTTCTGAGTACGAATCTTATCCTTCAGGATATTATTCATCAGAGAGAAGATACGAATATCCAACAGATCTTCAATGACTTCACGACGATTAGCACTCGTCAACTGCATAAAAGGCACAAAGGTGCTACTACCAAGAATCACAATCTGAGTGAATGACTTGTAGTTTACTTTAAGAATATTATCTTCCAGCACACGTTGCATTGCACGATCATCTGCTTCACGGTGAAGTTCAGTGCCGTTTACAATAATATCAAACACATTGGGTTTAATCCCACGTCGCACAACATACTGACGGGTATTGATCTCAAACTCAATCTCAACTAAACAATCACGTTCATTTGTGGTGTTTGCTAGTTGAGGTTTATTAATTTTACGAAATGGTTTATTAAACAGAACAAAAGTCAACGCATCCAGCATTGTGGATTTGCCTGCTCCGTTAGTTCCGATGATAAGGTTGGTATTATTTTTTTGAAAATCAATTTCAGTAAATTGATTACCCGTAGAGAGAAAATTTTTCCACCTAATCTTCTGAAACGTTATCATCTAAATCTCTGGGAGGGATCACAATATCATTCGGTGTCACCACCGCGTACTTGTAATTATACCTCTTACAGGTGAGAATTGCAAGTGCGTCATCAACCTCTACAACATCCATCTCTGCCTCTTCATCCTCTTCTAGATGCATTGCATAACGCTCTGCGTCATCTTCTTCTTCAAAGAGAAAGAGCACCTTTTCACCGTACCGATTTTGTACAGCGTAGGCACCCTCTTCTTTTGAATCTCTGAGCGTTAGTAAGAACATTACTCGACCTCGCAGGCTTGTGAATAGACTTTCTGAAGGATTCCCTTGATGATGGTGCTATCACAATCAAACTCTGCCTCGTCGATATATCGATTTAAGATAGAGATAGTGTTTTCACTTTCTTCAACTTCAAACTCTTCGTTTTCTTGAACAGTGAAATTTTCTACGATCTTTAGGTCTTGAATACCACAGGAATATAATTTATCTATAAACTTTTCAAATTTCTTAGGTTCGGTTTTCTTCCTGACAATGACTTTTACAATTTTACCAACATATTCAGTAGTATCGAATACTTGATATGGAGTGTCATCATAATAGATGTTGTAAAACAGTCTGAATGGATTATCAATCTGTTCAAAATCCAGAGTGTCTGTATCAAAGATTGTGAATCCACGAGGATCGTTCACATCATTCCAGAACATCTCATAAGGATTGCCTAAGTAGAAGATTCGTCCGTTGTCGCTCCGTGTATGGTAGTGTCCTGAAAACACTTTGTTGAACTTCTCAAATACGTCGCACGCCATACCTTCTTCCATGACGTGTCCGCGATGCGCTCTAAATCCGTTGAGCTCAAGGTGCCCCATCGCACATACGCTATTAGAAACTTTGATAGATTCGACACTACTTTCAAGGTTTTCCGCATTGATCCAAGGAATAAACAAAACTTGCAGTTTATCTATCATGACTTCAGTACATTCTGAGTAAATTTTTACATTCTTGTACTGTTTGAGCAATAAATCTACAGAATTGATAGAGTTAGTATCTTTATAGTAGGCAGTATGATTTCCAACGATAGTATGAACAGTTATACCCATCTCCTCTAACCGATCATAGTAGTTCTCCTTTGCCCACTCAAGAGACCACAAATCAATAGAGCGACGATTGTCAAATGTGTCGCCCATATCAATCACAGTCTTGATTCCACTTTCTTCCAAATATGGGAAGAAAACTTCATCATAGAACTTCTTGAAATATTCGTGAAGAAACTTGGAACCCTTGCGAGCACCAAAGTGTTGATCGGTAATAATAGCAACCTTCATTGACGATTCGTCTTGTAAGCAATATTGTCCTTGATAGTATTATACTCTGAACTGCTGTTAGAAAGCAAGCTATCATCAACCATCATAACTTCATCGTAACCAGTGCGTTCGATGATCTTAGTTTTAATTTCCAGTTGCTTCTTCTCTTTCTGAATTCGACGTAGAAAGGCGTAATGAATAATCTGCGTGAAATAAGCGAACGGATTCTTAGATTTCTCTGGATCGAAGTTGTGAATGTACTGAACACAGTTTTCAATACCATCAGAGATCATATCGTCTCTGAACATATAATTCACAAAGTTCGGTTTGTAGGACAAGTGCGTTGCAATCTTAAGAAAGCACTCACCCAAGTAATTAGTAATTTGTGGTTTACCTGGCCAATGTTGAGATCTATCTGCCTTGGTAGGTTCTCTACCGTTGATCTCCATAAAACTCTTTTCTACTTTCGATCTATAAACGATCAGTGCTTCAAGTAGTTCTTTGTTATTAACGTAGTGTTCTGATTTCTTTTTAGACATAACATTGTTTTGTTCAATAAACTATCGTTATGTATATTATATCATATAATCAGGACTTGACAACATAGTGAATAATAAGTAGAATACCTTTGTTAGGTTTGAAGAGGAGGGCTTAGCTTTCTTTAGAGTCTTTATAGTCTTCTTTGAATATCTTCTCTAACATCTTTCTAGCATCCTTTACCGAAGATACGTATCCCATTTTATCAGAGATCTTTGTTTTACCATCTTCATCAAAGTCTACATCCTCTTCATTTAAGTATCTATTGTAGAAGGTAATAATCTGTTCTTCATTTACTTCAGTCATAGTAATAATTTTATCGTACTTTATAACGTACATATCATCACTTGGTATTTCCATCCAAGGTTTTACTTTGACGTATTGACCAACGTGATTACGCATAACTTTCATAACCACTGGGTTCATCAGTAGAAGTATAGGGTCACCATCATTCTCGTCTACACAGACCAATGAGAATATTTCTTCACCTGTAACTAATTTGATTACTGCATGGAATTCTTCGCCCATATTAATTTTTTAATGGAATGTTTACAATATCGTAATTAAAGTTTTCTTCGTTATAAACTTTGATTCTCTCAATTAAATGATTAAGTGTATAGTTCCGCCTTGCTTTGTAGGAGATGTCGTCAGCAATGTCATAGAGAGTTGCCTTTGTTTTATTATTGCCTTTTCTGAGAACGCGACCAATAGATTGGAGATTCCGAATTCTAGATTTGGATGGAGAAGCAAAAATGACATTATGGAGGTTCTTAATGTTGATACCTGTACTAAACGTCCCATATGAAGCGACAATAATCGCGTTGTTTTCTTGCTCAGTAATCTCCCTTACTTTTTCTCTATCCTCTGTTGCCACACCACCGTGGACGAAGAAAACGTGTCTTTCTTCTACACTACCAGTATTTATTAAATCGAAAAGTGGTTGCCCGTGCCCCTCAACCCTTGAAAATAAAATAAGAGTATTACCCTTAAGATCAAGTGCCAAATTACGGATGAACTTGTTACGTCTTTCGTGATTTATGATATACTGAACTTCATCTTCAAAAGTTTCAAATTTATGTGCAGGATGCTTCAGTAGAAGAACATTAATATCCAGTTTAGCAACGTGCCCTTTCTTCATCAGTTCTTCTGTTCTGATGATCTTATACGATGGACCAAACAATCCTTCTAGAACCCATTTGTGAGTTTGCGTACCATCAAGAGTTCCAGTAAATCCATAACGAAACTTTGCATCTCCAAGTTTTGTCATTATAGATATTAATGACTTACTTTTAAACTGGTGAGCCTCGTCCCCAACAACTACGTTAAATCTAGAAAAATATTTTCGGGGGAGTTTGTAGATGGACTGCCAGGTAGTGATGATCACTTGGGAATCAGTTTCCCTCTCTCTACCAGCGTATATTTTGTGGCAATATGAACCTACGTCCCAACCATAATCTGCAAAATCTTTATACATCTGTTCTACTAACGAAGTCGTCGGAACAACTATCAGAGTATTTTG